TAACGCTCGCTGCATTACCCCATCCAACAAAGTCATTGGCAGAATCTGCATTACCAGTTGCTAATCTTACAAGAGTATTGTCTGCGTGTGTGGCTGCATCCGTACCACTTGCACCTCTGGTTGATGGACCTCCACCAGTTCCTAAAGTGTTAGTGCTTATTGTACCAACTGTGATAAGTTCTTCTTCTATTAATATCAAATCACCAGCCGTGATCCCTGTTGCACTGTCCACATCTATCGCAGTTTCACTAGCATCTAACGCTTCATTGAGTTGTGTTGCCAAAGCACCAGATGTTGTACCACTCCACTGACCAGCACCCCAACCAGTTCCGCCAACTGTTACATCTAATCCAACATTTAACTGGTATGCACCTACAACGCTAGATCCACCATTACCAGTATCAGATGAATTAGCTGCTACACTTGATGTAATTGTATAAGCATTAGAACTTATTAGTGATGTTATTTGATATTCTTGATTTAGCACATCGGCTGTTATAACACCACCTAAACTAACAGCACCAGAGAATGTTACAAAGTCTTTTTCATTTGCACCATGTGCTGGGTCTGTAACAGTTATTGTTGTAGATCCGTTTGTTGCTGCAAAAGTTACATCACCCGCACCAGTCGTCTGTCTTATAGGTGTGATATCGTTGAAAGTTTGACCTTCTTCTATATAGTATTTTAAATGTGTGCCGATACCCATGAAGTCAGAGCCATCAAGAGCTACCCAATTATGTAGTCTTCTAGCACTACCTAAATATTGATTAGGACTATACTTCTCCCAACCACCAAACTTTTCTGGAAAACCAAATCTAAATCTTACTTTATCACCATCAACAAAGCCCCCTTCGTTACTGTAAGACGTAATGTCAGATATTATTCCGGGCCTAAATTTTAAAGCTGTCATTGGCATTACGCTGTACCTCCAGTCAATGATCCACTACCACTTGATGTAACATTACTAACACCTTGTATTGATTTACCAGAAGCTCCACCCGATGATCCAGATGATCCATTTGTTGGTGCGGTAGCTGGGAAACTTACTGATGATCCACTACCATTACTGCCTGTTGATCCTGTTGATCCTGCCGTACCAAATGCTCCACCAGTGCCTCCAGTGCCTCCAGCACCAGAGTTGTTAGAACCAGAGCCACCACTTGAACCAGATGCAGCAGACTGATTATATCCTTGACCAGCACCACCAGCACCACCAGAGCCACCAGCTTGTGTGGCTAAACAAGTACCAGAGACAGAACCGCTCAACGAATTATAATAGAAGTTTGGTGCTGTTGTTCCTTGGTGTGCAGTTGTTCCAAAAACAGTAAAATATGTGGTTGTTGATGCAGTAATACCTGCTGTTCCACTATTAGAAACTAAAGTACCAGAACTTGATGTACTTGTACTTACAGAAATCGTTGGTGTTCCGTAACCACTTCCATATAAAGAACTAATAGAAGCAGATACAGTGTATACGCCAGTTGTATTAGTCTGTGCAGAAAAGTAAATAGGACCTCTATTGGCACAGTTACCAGAAAGACCTGTTCCTGCTCCACCAAGAGAGTTTATATCAAACTGAGATGGATTTATTCCACGGCTAAATTGCCCTCCAATACCACCCCACTGTCTATCTGCAACAACACCTCTACCATCTAAATCATTTCCAGAACTACCATAAGTGGTAAACCAGCTTGGAGAATTACTTTGTGGTGTAGAAGTTCCACCACCACCTTCATCAACTAAGTTAGAAAATGTAGCATTAGCAGTGTAAACGCCTTTACCACCAGTGCCTCCAGCACCACCACCGCCACCACCAGCTTTGATTGTACCATTGTTAACTAAAGTTACGGCAACACTTCCAGCAATCTCAAGTGCATTACCACCTGCTGCTCCTGCTGCTCCACCTGCACCCTCGATACTACCCTCGTTTGTAACAGTTATAGAACCAACACCATTGCTTTCTATTGTTAAAGCAGCGTTAGATGTACTAGTTGACCCAACAGTATCTCCTGAACCTACTACAAGTTGTTTTGGATAATTTACTTCAAAGTCATCACCAAAAATAGTATCTGCACTTTGATTTGTATCGCCATCACTAAATGTCTTTTTAAAAGCTCTTTCTTTACTATAGAAATCATTAAATGAAATTGTTCCAGAGGTAGGCACACCAGCCGACATATTTGTAGCAGAATTATTACCAGCATTAGCACGAACCAATGAACCACCAAGATAGAACTCGCTCAATCCTCGACTTGGTAAGTTCGTTCCGGGATTGTATTGTTCTTCAATATCTTGAAGTGATATGGCTCCAGATGCTTGTAATGCTGCCATTATAAACTTGTTCCAAACGCTGTTATATTATTTGCTGATGTTACTGCACCGTTAGATCCTAACTTAAATACAGTTGTGCCATTATACTTAAACAATAATTCATTATCACCAGTATCTAATGATATTGCCCATTTACTAGATCCAAATAAGATTGCGTTGCCATTGGTGTCCAAGTCACCTCCAAGTTGTGGACTTGTGTCTCCTACTAAATCTGTTGGAACTGATGCCACATTTGCATTTGCACCAGTGCCGTCAGCAAAGATTATACCAGAAGTGTTAGTGGCTAAAGCTACCGTGGTTCCTGATCCACCGCCTTGTTTTACTGTGGCTGTTTGATTAGTTGAGTTCTTTATAAAAAACCATTTTTGTTGATCGTTAGGATCTATGGTCAAATCAAATGCACCAGACGGAGAACCAGATAAAACTAAAATTTTATAATGTCCTTCTGATAAAGTGCCATCACTTGTGGTTAGTGTTTTATTGCCAGTGATTGTTAAAGTTACAACACCATTTAAAGTTCTATCCACTATATCAAGGTTGTTATTGGTGGTATTTCCCCAAGTACCAGCTTGTTCACCAGCACCTATTTTTTCTATTCCAGTATTTGATGTATATGTACTTGCCATTATTGCCTCACACTTCTATTTCTGTATATGTTTCTGTGCCAGTTGGTGTTATCTCTGTCCATGTCTCCGTGCCACTTGGTGTAATAGTGGTATATGTTTCTGGCGTTGCACCTGCATTTATTTCTACAAACAGTATATCTCCAGACGCTGTTTTTGTAAAATTTAAATCTTTTGTTACAACACCTGATGCTATAGTAATACCATCGCTAGTTTGTGTAAACTCCGTACTTAAAGTTGCATCTGTAAAGTTTACAATTTTTACATCTTCTGCGGTGATGAGAAAAACAGAACTAAGATCTATAACACCACTTACTTTTGTACTAACTTCAGTGTCTTGACTGAAGGCTGAACTCATAGATGCAACACCAACAAGCGTTCCTACACCTACAGAACTTGCAGATGAGATACCACTCATCTCTGCTACGGCTACTTGTAATACGCCACCTACATCAGCAAGAGCAGTTTCTGCTATGGCAGCGTGACCCAACATCAATCAGCTTCCTCTATTGTGTTGCCTTCAGCTACCCATTCAAGGATTGCTTGGTAGTGTCTGTTAGCAGGGTCAAGTGGTACAAACATTGTTTCACCATCTATTATTGCTTTTATACTTTGGTTAACCCCAGTATTTTCTGCATCTATATATTTTGCATTTGTTATATTCATATCTTATAACTCCGAGTCAAATTTAAAAACTGGTGTTCCAGTAGCAAAAAGCGTTGTTGGAGAAGCTGCAGTAATCCCACTGTAACTTGAGCCTGCTATCCTATTACCTCTAGTGCTTATCTTATCTGCATTGTGACTTCCAATAGTTGAAGCATAACCACCATTTGTTGCTAAAAAAGAAATAGCATTACCACTATTACCAGCACTTGGTAAAGTTATTGTTGGTGCTGCTCTTTTAAGTGTATTGAACTGTAAGAAACAATGAGGATTATTACCAGAATAGCTTGTTCCAAGCCAAATATTTTCACCATTAATAGTATTCCATTGCTCATAATACCTTTTACATAGTTCTAGTTCTTCCCCAAATGACCTATGCTCGAATGGTGTGGCTTGTTCGCCTACTTCTAGTTGGACTCCAGTGATTTCAAAATTATTATCTGTACTGTCTCCAATGTTTACATTACTACTGCTTACACGAGTATTGTCGGTGGCTGAAGACCAAGACGTAGAAAATGTGCCACCTGTATAAGTTGTTCCTGCAATTAAATGAATAATCAAATCAAGAGAATTTGCATTATCATTCCTCTTCCTTC